ATCTTGGACACTTGGTAGAAACCGAAGGTACATACGATGAGGAAGGAAACGAACTCACCGCACCTGTACTATCTTCTACCTACCATATTGATGTACTATGGGATGGTGAGCCTGTAGAATCTTGGGACTCTGCTATGGTATGGTGTGCGCCTATGGGCGTTCATACTTTCGGTTCATCTTCTGCTATTCGTGAGTGGACTTCAACCTGTAAGGAGTTGCATCCTGAATACTTCCCAGAGCCTGAAGAAGACCTAGTATAATGCAAGACAAGATCCCAAGCAGAACCTCTCCGAGAGACAGCCGGAGAGGCTGCCTCTGCAAAGAGACTAATACCTACAGCAGAAAGTGCTGTGACGGTTCATTGTGGGCCCAGGGAGTTGGATCCGTATACCTAGATGAAGAATGAGAAAGATAGATAAGATCATAATCCACTGTAGTGCGACACCGGAAGGTAGAGACGTAAAAACAGAGACGATCCGTAAGTGGCACCTGGACCGAGGATGGTCTGATATCGGATATCACTACGTGATCGAGCTAGACGGCAGCCTACACATAGGCCGGCCAATAGAACGCACAGGAGCTCATACCAAGGGACACAATACCGGCAGCATCGGAATCTGTTATATCGGAGGAGTGGATCAGGATATGAAACCAAAAGACACCAGGACCAAAGAACAGAGTGCAACACTGCACTCGTTGTTGTTCGATCTAACAGACAATTACGCAGGAGCGACAATCCACGGCCACAATGAATTTAGCAGCAAGGCTTGTCCTTCGTTTGATGTACAAAAAGACTTATGATTAACTACAAACTAATACAGAAGAACTTGAAGACTATCGTAGGCTTTGCAGACAGCGAGTTCCTAGAGCTCCTGATAGCAATCCTACACACGATCCTACTGCCGGCAGCAGTATGGAGTGAGATAGGGTTCAAGTGGCACATAATCATCGCAGCGATTGGAGGAGGACTGTTCCAATTTTACAGCGTAGGTATGCGAGATCTACGATGCCGATACTACAGCACCGTGATAGCAACAATCGTAGCCTTCCTAACAGTAGAGCAATACCTGATGACCGGGCTAATGTGGGAAGCACCTTCAAGATGGGGATGGGCAATCATCGCAATAGCAGCAGTAATAAACCAGGTAAGGGTAACTAAACAATGGAAAGCAAAGAATTAATCATAGCCCTGGTCACGATCCTAGGCTCCGGAGCAGCGTTCAAGTTTTATGAGAGCGTAATAAAGAACAAGAAGGAAGAGGCACGAGAATTGCGTCAGGAACAAAGAGACGAAAACCCTGAAACGATGTTCCGAGAAGATCTACTACGAAGAGTCGAGGAGATGAGCCTGGCACTAGAGAGTGCCCAGGGCAAGATCCTAGGCCTAACACAAAAGGTAGCGGAGCTAGAGACGGAGAACAAGTACCTACAACGTGAGATCGACATACTCAAGAGAAAATGATAGATAGAATTTTTACAAGTTGGAAGACTACCGTAGCCGGAGTGGTCTTATTTTTGACAGGAATAGGAGTGGTGCTTGCTGACAAAGCAACACTAACGGAAGCCGGAGCGTTCTTCGGTGTAGCATTCGTACTATTTTTCTCAAAAGACAAGAAATGAAAGACCAATCATTTGAAGACTTCATAAACGATCTAGAACAACAAGAACAACCCGAGCAATGCTCCATAGACAATCCCGAATGCGAGGCTTGTGGCTCATAAGCGCTGCCCTACTGCTGCAAAGTTGTGGTGCCCAGTGGCACCTAAAACGTGCGATTGCAAAGGATCCTACGATTGTACAGGAGAGAACAGAGGTGGTAGACACGGTCGTAATAACAGAAGAAAGGACCGTTAGAGACACGATCGTCCTCCAAACGACAGATACTACCAGGATACAGAGAAACGGTGTTAGAATCAAGATAAAACGGATTCACGACACGATACAAGTAGAAGCCGAGTGTCTGCAAGACACGATCAGGATCGTAAAAGAAATTAAGGTCCCGGAGTTGATCTACAAAGAAAAAAAACCTACCTTTGGTCTAGTTAAGTTATTTACTATATTAGTTATATTACTAATATTAGTTAATCTAGCTAGGGCTTTCAAGCCCTAGCCTTAATAAGGGACTATGACAATAGTAGACATACTACTCGCAATCGACACTTCAATCCAAGCACATTGGAACGACAGCACCTCTGACCAGGAGCGCAAGAAAGCGCTCAAGGAAATCAGCAGATGCATCTACACACAGATCGGAAAGTACGATCCGGAGAAATCACAAAGACTGCTAGATGCAATGGACCAATGAGATTGAGATCGCTCTTGGGAAAGTACCTTCTCTTAATGCCTTCTACGCTAGTAAGCATTGGACGTTCAGAAAGCGAGAGAAGGATAAGTGGAAAGCAGAGATTGATCGAGAACTTTCAAGCTATGACATTGATCACTACACAACTGCTCAAGTTTATATACGGTGCAATTATCGCTACGATGTTGATAATAGTATTATGGTCGCAAAGTTTGTTTGTGATAGCCTGGTGGATCTCGGATTCATTCCTGATGACAGTCCTAAACACGTTCAAGAAATTAGACTCAAGGCTGATAAGAGCCTTACAAAAGACACTGCAATAGTTAAAATATCCCTACGTTAGTCCCTTTGTTTTAGTAGGTAGAGTTAGGCCCGGTTTTATTTCCGGGCCTTTCTTGTGTATAACAAATAATAACTGTATGTTAGAGCAAACAAAAACAAAGGACTAATGAAAGACCAACTACTAAAGATCTACGAAGCACAGATCGAAGCACTCCAACTAGAGCTGCACCTCACTAGAAACTTCATCTACAGAGAGCATCAACTCAACAAGGGGATCGGACCCGAAACAACACAGGACCTCATTGACCTGTACATCAAAAATTGTAAACAAGAAAACTACTAAACAATGACAACAGCGACTATCAAAGACGTAATGTTCCAAAAAGAGTGGAACGGAATGAGCATCTACAAGCTCACAATGGCTAACGGACAGACCGGTGACATCTTCACCAAGGGATGGGAACCAAAGGTCGGAGACGATCTAACCTACACCTACGATGTAGAAAAGAGCCGTATCAAAAGACAAAACCCTAACTACCAAGGAGGCGCTCCAAGCGGAGGAGGCTACAAGAGCAGCTACTCTCCAAAAGGCAACAGCGACAAAGACAAACTGATCGTGCGCCAGGTGGCCCTAAAGGCCGCAGTAGAGTTTGCAGCGATACACGAACTCAAAGCAGAGCAGACCCTAAAGGCAGCAGAGATGTTCAACACCTGGATCAACGCAGGCCAAAAGCAAGAAGAACCTGCACCTGCACCGGCACAATACAGAGAGCAACCGGTCCAGGCCAAAACAGAGCAAGAAGATGATCTGCCCTTCTAGCCTACAACTACACGAGGAAACAAACTACTGTGCCGTCTGCGGCACGGTAGTACCTCCTCAAGACCTGACCTGCAACGCCTGCGAAGAATACATCTGATGTACGAAGAGGAGATAGAAAGACTACTGTCCGAGCAACTATGGAGAAAAGATCAAGCCTACAAGGATCTTGCCCAAAGTTATATGATATTGCAGCTGCAGTTCCTAGATCTACAGGAACAGCACAATATGCTCCTCGAGCGAATAAACTACAACAATGGGACTGACGAAGAATACGATTAACTACAGCAAACTACACGAGGACCTTCTCTCGGTAAAAGAAGGAAGAATCAAAGAAGGGTACACCTTCGGACACAAAGCGATAGATCAGTACTTCCGCTTCAAGCCGAGAAACTTCAACATAATACTTGGACACGCTAACGTGGGCAAGACAAGCCTAACGATATACCTGATGCTCCTGCAGAGCTTGAAGAACGACATCAAGTGGCTGATCTACTCAAGCGAAAACGAGCCGTACTCTATAATGAAAAAGATCCTAGAGTACTACAACGGTGAGATTCTGGAGCGAATGACGATGGCGCAGTTCGAAACGAGCCTCGCCTTCCTGCAACAATACTTTATGATAATGGACATTAGCGAGCTGCAGACCTACAAGACGCTCCTTAAAGGTGCCCAGGAGGTATATGATGAATGGCCATACCAAGGATTCCTGATAGATCCGTACAACAGCCTAGCAAAAGACAAAACAGCACTCTCCGGACTCACAAGCCACGACTACGACTATATGGCGGCAAGCGAGATGCGAATGTTCTGCTCACAAAACAACGTGAGCATATGGCTTAACACACACGCAGTTACAGAAGCTCTACGCAGGACCAACAAGAAAGGATCAAACTACGAAGGCTTCCCTGCACCACCAATGGCTGCGGATAGCGAAGGTGGTGGTAAGTGGGTGAACCGGGCTTCAGATTTTATGGTGGTACATAGGTACAGCCAGCATCCTGAAGATTGGATGTACAGCCACCTGCACATCCGCAAGGTCAAGGAGATGGAGACCGGAGGAAGACCGACACCAATGGAGGAGCCGATCGTGCTACGCAGCAAGCCGGGCAACACCGGCTTCGAGATAGCAGGAGTCGACCTGGTAAAATTACTACGCAACCCAAACAAACAAATGGAGATATGAAAGTACTAGAATTATTTGCAGGATCCCGAAGCGTAGGTAAAATAGCAGCAGCACTTGGATACGAAGTGTATAGTAGCGACATATATCAATTCCAAGGAATAGATTATGTGGTCGACATATTAGACTTTAAAGAAAGTGCAGTGCCATTCATACCTGACATTATATGGGCATCCCCACCTTGCACAAGTTATTCAATAGCAGCGATTAGCCATCACCGAAAAGACGGCAAAGCAATATCTGACTTTGCAAAGAAAAGCGATTTAATGATGGTCCGTCTGCAGCAAATAATAGAATACTATCTAAAGCAAAATCCTGATATGATATACTACGTAGAAAATCCAAGAGGGATGCTACGTAAGATGGATTTTATGAATTACTACCCAATAAGAAACACAGTAACATATTGTCAATACGGAGACGATAGAATGAAACCAACAGACATATGGACCAACAATACACAATGGTCTCCAAGACCAATGTGCAAAAATGGAGACAGCTGTCATACAGCTGCACCAAGAGGATCAAAAACAGGAACCCAGGGAAGAAAAGGAAACTATGAACGCAGTATGATACCACCGGTGTTGTGTGCAGAAGTATTGATACAATTATGACAAAGGAAGAAATACTACAACGGATCCAGGAACGCCTGGACCGAATGTACGAACACGAATGGTACACACCACTATGCTTCGTAGAGGATATGAGAAGCCTCGTATACCACGAGAAGAAAAAGGACATCCCAGGTTTTGAAGGCACCTGGGAACAACTAGACAAACTGTGAAGAAGCACACTAAAATATATATGCAGCACTTCAACTATGTGCTAGATGACTTTATACCCTGCGAGATCTGCGGAGCAAGAGCCGTAGACATCCACCACATACACCGGAGAGGTATAGGAGGCAATCCAAATGCCGACAGGATCGAGAACCTGATGGCTGTATGCAGAAGCTGTCACATAGAATACGGAGATAAGAAAGAACACCTAGAATGGTTACAGGAAATACACGACAGGAAGATATAGCGAAACTACATATGCTCCAGGATCAAGAACAGATGATCCGAGCACTATGGAAAAGAATCATCCTCGAGCAGAACATAAAAAACAACCGGTTCCGCAAAAACATTATATGGCGCTATGCCTTCACGATGGCTGTCACAGAAACGACAGCACTGTCCTATATGACGATAGGAAGCATTATCAATAAGGACCACAGCACGGTGGTCCACACGAGGAAGCAGCACGAAACGAATATGTACGATCAACTCTACAAGCAGGTATACTTTACAATGCTAGATGAGATGACGGACCTGGTAAAGAAATACCAAGACAGCATACAACAGCTGATCGTAAACAGGAAACAAGACTACGGAGGAGCAGCAACACTGAACTCAATGGTCAATATGTATGAGAGACGGATAGAAGCGATGGAACGCAACTACGTCAACAAGCTAGAAAGCTATGAGCAGGAGATCAAGATCCTGCGAAAACATCTAAAACAAGCTACGAACCGAGCAGAGCTTCTCAACAAAGAAGCAATGCGATTAAAAAACCTGATATGATAGAGATGGAACAATTCCTCCGCATCGCAAACGCACAACTACGGAAGAGGTATCCGTTCAAAAAACAAAGAGCTGCCTGGGCAGCCAAGATGTATGTAAAATGGCTAAAGCGACAAGATTCTTAATTTGCGAATCGCAAAGTAAGGGTATAACCTCACGAGATTTGATTTCGGTAAGGCTATAACCTTACGAAACCTTTAACACCAAAGAGAGATGAAAGACCACAAGCCTAATAGAAAAGCCCGAAGGGCAATGCAGCGAGTCGGCAATAAAATAGCCGATCGCATATTCAAAAAACAAGCAATTAAAAAAGTACAAAGGGATGATACGGAAGAGGAAACACATCAGGGAGATTGAGAAGTATCTTGATATGCTAATGATCGACAATGTGAATATGACCCTGCAAGCAAGCAGGTTCGGATGGACCCAGGACCTGCAGGATCAAATAACAAACAGCGCACTCCTGATCAGAAAGTACCAACGCAGGCTGCGACTAATCAAGATGTGATGGACAAGCTGATACAATTAATGAATAGAGACCTAGAAGAAAACGGAATCGAGAATGACTAAAGACACTGCACTACGAGAAGCCTACCTAACCCTAGAGGCTGCATACGAAAGAGCAAGAGAAGAGAACGCACACATCCAATACCAATATGGCCTGGAGGATGCAATGGAAATACTAAACGACTACCGGGCAAGCCTGAAGTTCCAAGACACGATCAATGATAACACTAAACATAGATAAGAACCTAAAGATAGAGATATGGAATGCTCTCCTGCATCTCTCCATAGCCAACAGAGGAAAAGGAGACGGAACGCAAGAGCAACAATATGTAGGTCTACTAGGAGAGTACACGGTCAAGAGCCTGCTCGGAATAGATCATATAGAGCTCAACGGATTCGATGGAGGCTACGACCTGACGATCAACGGACGGAAGGTCGACATCAAAACGATGGGAAGAACGGTAGATCCACAGCCGCACTACGTGAACAATTTCATAGCCTACCAACAAGACTTCGACTGCGACTTCTATATCTTCTGCAGCCTGAACAAGGAAAAGAGCACAGTCACGATCTGCGGATACCAGGACAAGAAAACACTGCTAGAGGTCGCTGACTTCTTCCCGGAAGGCAGCACACGGTATAGAGATGACGGAACAAAGTTTAAGATGAAGGCTCCAACATACGAGATCAAGAACCAGGATCTGAAACCAATAAACAAACCGGAAGATCTATGGAGACTGCAGGATCAGAGCTGATGCTCATCAACAAACACAACTATAAGAGAATGGTAGACATCCTCGTGCAGCTACATATGAGAGGCAAGCTCGCTCCTGACGAGCGAGAGTTTGTTGAGAAACTAGTTGACTTTCAGAGATAAGTGTAATACATTGGCTAAAAACAAAAGGGACTATGAAAAATTACACACACCACTTTGACATAGACGGCATAGACATATATGCTGTCGTATGGTATGAAGAAGGCCAGGAGGGATCTTGGGACCTTCCCTACATCGCTCCAAGTCACGAGGTAAGACAGATGTGGATCGGAGACCAAGAGCTTGATCACAGCGACTTGTACGACTACCTGGAAGAGCGCATCCAGGAGGAACTAGGAACACCGATATGATAGATGGATGGTTTTGCTACCTATGCTCTTCGGGAGCAGTTGATTATTATCGGAGAGATGATCAAAGACAACTCCGACAACCTTACTGCGGTACTACAACTAGAAGCGATGTACACATCAATCAGCTTCTGTATGACATCAATAGAAAAGATCGAGCGCAGGATCCTGGACGCACAGATCAAGAACGGTAAACTAGAGATCGACATCCGGCAGCTCCGAAAGGAAAACAAGGAGCTAAAAGACAAGATCGAAGACCTATTAACAAGAGTGCAGCTGTAAAAGGCTGCATTTTTTTTTGGGATGGTATTGAAAAACAGTATATTAGTTCCGTGATGGTACGATTATTTCTCACAATACCTAATGAAACTGCTACAGCTGCTTGCAGCGAGACATAAAGATTGGGTCAATATGGCCTATAGCTTCGGCCTCCAAAGGGAGGACGCTGAAGACCTGGTCCAAGATATGTACATCAAGATGTACAACTTCACAACAGCAGAGAAGATCCAATACAATGATGACATCAACACGTTCTACGTTTACATCACAATGCGTAATCTCTTCTACGACAAGAAGAAGCAGCACGTACCAACAATCAACATAGACACACTACACCACCTACCGGAAGAAGACGAGAGCAATGACAAAGCAGCTCTCGAGCTCCTCCTGGACCGGATGGATCAATGCCTGCAAAAGCAGCATTGGTATGACCGTAAGATGTTCGAGATCTACTACGGCAACGGAGAAACCATAAGAGAGTTAAGCAAAGGAAGCAAGATCAGCTCAAGTTCAATATTCAACACAATAAAGAATGTCAGAGAAACAATCAAAGAGTACTGCAAAGAAGAGTACAAAGACTACAAAAAAAAGTAAGGGCCTCGGAGACACAGTCGAGAAGGTAACGAAAGCCACCGGCATCAAAGCTGCCGTGGATTGGTTCAGCGATGCAACAGGCATTGATTGCGGCTGCGATGCACGCAAGGCAAAGCTAAACGAGCTGTTCCCGTACAAGAGCAAGGTGCTATGCCTTGAGAAAGAGGAGTACGATACACTCCAGGAGTTCTTCAGAACGTTCGACAATAGAGAAGTAAAGGAGAAGTGGCAAGAGCCGCTATCAAAGATTCACGCTCGCATCTTCCAACACAAATACTACGTGCCCTGCACCTGTAGTCCAAAAGAATGGAACAGAGTGATCCAGGACCTGAAGAAAGTACACAAGGAGTATGAAGGAGCTTGATCTGTTTAACATAATCAAGCTATGCTACATCCCGGACCTGGAGAAAAGCCAAAAGCAATACTCGAGCTTCGACTGCTACTCGTTGAGATACAAGATGGACATAGAGCTCAAGTGCCGCAGGACCCACTACGATGACCTGATCCTTGAGAAGAAGAAGTACGATGCGCTTATGCAAAGAGCGCAAGAGTTCGGAACCAGGGCCTTCTACATCAACAGCACTCCACAAGGGATCTACTCATTTAACCTATCCGCACTACAGGACCTAGAATGGGAAATGAAGTACCTACCAAAGAAGACGGACTTCCCGGAACGCTACCACATAGAGAAAGAGATAACGATGCTACCAATAGAGTTAGCAACAAGACTAGACGAGGAAAAATAAATTTGCGTAGTAACTTAATAGTTACGTAATTAGAACAAATCAAAAGGACTAACGATGAAATACTACACCTACAAAGACGTGATCAGAACCTTCACAGTCTTCATCCTAGCAACGCTAGCATTCGCAATTATCAATGGCCTACTTGAGCAGTGGGCGCCAACAGGTGGATATGGCTTATAGTAGAAAGATGATACAGCTCCTGGACGGAAGCCAGGAGGAAAAGCTCATACTAGAAGAGCAAGCAATAGACGATGACTTCTACTACGGCTACCTAGGCAAAGCTGCGCTCTCAAGCAGCAGCCTCAAGCAACTACTGCAAAGCCCAAAGACATACCACTACCTTCAGAAGTACGCACAGCAGGACACCAAGAGCCTGCTGATCGGCAAGCTCTTCCATTGGGCAATACTAGAGCCGCACAAGATGGATGAGGTACACGTGGTGGATGTGCAAAGCCGGAACGCCAAAGCCTTCAAGGAGGCAAAGGAGGAGCACACAATGGTCATCACAAAGAAAGAGGAAGAAGAGATCCGAAGGCTGCAAGATGCGATGCTCCGAAACGAGAAGGTACTATCCTACCTAACCGGATCGCAGTTCGAAGTGCCCTGCGTAGATATGCTAGGCGGCTATGCCTTCCGGGCAAAGGCCGACATCATCCAGGACGGACACATCATCGATCTGAAAAGCACTACAGACCTGAAGGCATTCCCGTACAGCGCAAGGAAGTACGGATATGATGTACAGGCCTACCTGTACTGCAACCTCTTCGATGTGCCCTATGAGAAGTTTCACTTCGTAGCCATAGACAAGAGCAGCCTGGACATAGGGGTCTATCACGTGAGCGAGGAGTTCTACCTCGCAGGCCGAGAGAAAGTGCAACAGGCGCTCGATCGGTACAAAACATTCTTCGTGGACAAAAACGATATCGACAGTTACTATATAGAAGAAACTCTATAATGAAGAAGGTAAACAGTTTAAGCGGAGGCAAGACATCGGCATACATCGCAGCACACTATCCTGCGGACCACGATGTGTTCGCACTTGTGAGAATCGAAGACGAGAACTGCAGGTTCAAAGACGAGAAGATAAGGAGAGAGATAGAAGATAGGATCCAAGCTCCATTCATAGGAACAGCAGAAGAGGATGCAATCATCTACACAATGCTCGACCTAGAGCAATACATAGGAAGAGAAATATCCTGGGTAACCGGACTGACATTCGATGAGGTGGTACGGACCAAGGGAGGATGGCTTCCCAACAAGCTGCACCGATACTGCACCACAAATATGAAACTGATACCTATCTTTGAATGGTGGTATAAAGAGATAGGAGAACCGGTAGATATGCGTATTGGCTTCAGAGCCAATGAGCAAAGAAGAGCAAAGAAGATGATCGGGAAGAAGAACGACAATGGCCTGCTCGAGATCAAAGCAACAGTCTCTAAACATCCTGATGGTAGAAACAAGTGGCAAGTGTTCGAGTGGCAAGCACCTTCATTCCCCTTGATAATGGATAACATCTATAAAGACACGATAGAAGAGTATTGGAAAGACAAGCCGGTGCGCTTCGCTTGGATGAACAACTGCGTAGGATGCTTCCATAGAAACGAGATCCTACTCAAAAAGATGTTCGAAAGAAACCCGGAGAAGATGCAATGGTTCGCTGACCAGGAGCTCGGAAGAAACGGAAAAGGAACCTGGAAAACAGGAGTGACATACGAACAAATAAAAAACTACAAACTGCAATTCGAACTATTCGAAGATGACTTTGATGAGTGCGATAGCGGATACTGCGGATTATAATGGAAAGAGTAAAAATCACACAGGTACGTCCTAACCCAAACAACCCGAGAACGATCAAAGGACACAAGTTCGAGAAGCTCGTAAAGAGCATAGAAGAGTTCCCGGAGATGCTAGACTTAAGACCTATAGTTGTTAACGATGAGATGATTGTGCTCGGAGGCAATATGCGCCTCCGGGCTTGTCAAGAGGCAGGCCTCAAAGAGGTGCCGATCATCAAAGCAAGCAACCTCACCGAGGACCAGGAGAAAGAGTTTATTATCAAGGACAATAGCTCCTTCGGAGAATGGGATTGGGATGCCCTAGCAAACGATTGGGAAGCTGAAGACCTACTAGAGTGGGGAATGGACTTCCCGGAGGATTGGGCGCAGCTAGACGAAGAGGAAGCAACAGACGATCACTACGAGCCTACAGAGCAAACAGAGATGTACGTCAAGCAAGGAGACCTAATAACCTTTCACAAAGCAGGAGAAGAGGTACACAGACTCATCTGCGATGACAGCACCTCACACGAGGTGGTGGAGAGACTCACAGGAGAAGAATACTACGACCTGGTAGTGACGGACCCACCATACAATGTAGACTACGAAGGCAGCAACGGTCTGAAGATCCAAAACGATAAGATGGGTGACGAAGACTTTATGCAGTTCCTCCAGGGCTTCTACGATGCGAATGCAGAGAAGACAAAGAAAGGAGGAGGATGGTATGTCTTTCACGCTGACAGCGCAAGCAATGCATTCCGACTAGGATGGCAAAGAAGCGGCCTGCTCCTCAAGCAGTGCCTGATATGGGTAAAGAACAGCATCGTCCTAGGAAGGCAAGACTACCAATGGAAACACGAGCCAATCCTATACGGATGGAAAGAGGGAGCAGGACACTACTTCACAAACGACAGAACAAAGCCTACGGTAATAGAACAAGAGGTAGACTTCAGCAAGATGAAGAAAGACGAGCTAGTAAAACTGCTCGAAGAGATCAATGAAGGACCAAGCACGATCATACACCACGACAAACCAAGTAAGAATGACGTGCATCCAACAATGAAACCTATCCCACTAGTAGGAGACCTGGTAAAGAACAGCAGCAAGAGAGGACAGATCGTAGGAGACCCATTCTCCGGATCAGGAAGCACAATGGTAGCCTGTCACCAACTAGGAAGAAAATGCTACGGAATAGAACTAGACCCAAAATACTGTCAGGTCATTATAGACCGGATGAAGCAACTAGACGAACACATAACAATTAAAATAAACGGAGAGCAGGTATAAGCAAACGTTCTTATTTCTCGGCCTTCAGCCCAAATCCCTGAAGGTATTGGTTTGGTAATGCCGGAGTAGCGTCGCTTACGCTACCCGGCCTCTCCTATTTACAACTATGGCAGCTAACAAAACTTTACAGACTAAAAAACAGCTCATTGAAGCAATGGAACAGAGCCTCGGTGTAGTGACACAGGCCTGCAAGACAGTAGGAGTATCAAGAGTAACCTATTACGACTACTACAATAACGATCCGGAATTCAAGAAAGCAGTAGACGAGCTACAAAACGTGGCCCTGGACTTTGCAGAAAGCCAACTACACAAGCAAATTAAGCAGGGGAGCACCTCTGCGACAATCTTCTACCTGAAGACCAAAGGCAAGAACAGAGGATACATTGAGCGCCAGGAGATACAGCACGATACGGACACAGGCTTCAACATCACAATCGTAGATGCAGCTAGAGACTAATGTTGTATTCAGACACCTACTCCAAGCTGACAAGAAGATAATCATAGAGCAAGGAGGTACCCGATCAGGAAAGACCTACAACATCCTGATATGGATAATCTACTATTGCCTATCCGAAGCGAAGGGACAAACAATAACCATATGCCGGAAGACCTTCCCGGCAGTACGATCATCAGTGATGAGAGACTTCTTCGAGATCCTCGAAAGAGTCGGACAATACAACCCAGGCAATCACAACAAGAGCTCACACGAATATATGCTAGGAGGCAATATGGTGGAGTTCATCTCACTAGATCAGCCACAGAAGGTAAGAGGACGCAAGAGGGACCTGCTGTATATCAATGAGGCAAACGAGCTGCACTACGAAGATTGGCAGCAGCTCATCCTCCGGACCAACGGAAGAGTAATCATCGACTACAACCCGAGTGATGAATACCACTGGATATACGACAAGGTCATACCAAGAAACGATGCAGAGTTCCACAAGACCACATACCTAGACAATCCATTCCTACCACAGACCATCGTGGATGAGATCGAGAGGCTCAAGGAAACAGACGAACAGTATTGGCAGATATACGGACTAGGAGAGAGAGGAGCGTCCAAGGCGCTCATCTTCCAATACCACGAAACAGACAAGGTCCCGGAGGGAGCAAGACAGGTCGCAATGGGAATGGACTTCGGGTTCACAAACGACCCTACAACACTTGTGGTAGCCTACGAATACGATGGAGACCTATACTTTGACGAGAAGCTATACCAAACAGGACTAACCAACAGAGACATACACAAGACACTCCAGGGAATGAACCTGGACCGTAGAGCAGAGATATTCGCTGATAGTGCAGAACCGAAGAGCATCAAGGAGCTGCAGTTGTTCGGGTGGAACATTAAGCCGACAGCCAAAGGACCGGACAGCGTAATGGCCGGTATCGATATGCTCAAGAGACACAAGATCTATATCACCAAGGGAAGCGTAAACCTCATCAAAGAGATGAGAAACTACAAGTGGGTAGAGGACACAAACGGCAAGATCCTAAACAAACCAATCGATCAATACAATCACGCTATCGATGCAATGAGATATGCGACATACAATAGAATGAGCAGACCGAACTACGGAAGATACGCAGTAAGGTAAATTTCAAACAGAACAAGAAAAATCAGTTACTTATATATGGAGGTAGAGATCATTGTCCCGGAAGGATTGCACGAGATACCACTAGATCAATATCAACGCTTCGTCTCGCTCCAAAGCGAAGACGAGATGTTCATAGCACAGAAAGCTATTGAGATCTTCTGCAACGTGCCCTTGATCATCGTTAACAATATGCCCTACAAGGAGGTAGCCAGGATCAGCAAACGCATCTTCGGATACTTCGAGAAGAAGCATATGCTGAAGACGAAGACCAGGATCAAAGACAAGAAGTTCGGATTCATACCGAACCTGGAGGATATAACCTTCGGAGAGTATGTGGACCTGGACGGCACGATCGTAGAATGGGAAACGATGCACAATGCAATGGCTATCCTCTACAGGCCGGTAACGGAAGAGAAAGGAGAGCTGTATCGTATCGAAGAATACGAGAGCAGCCACAAGTATAAAGACACAATGAAGCAAGTCACGATGGACGTGGTCTTTGGTGCGTTGGTTTTTTTTTGGACTTTAGGAACGGAATTGTCGATAGCTATGGTGGACTCTTTGGAGGCACAGGAGAAGGATACAGTAGCGGAGAAAACTTCGCTCGAAAGTGGGGATGGTACACGAGCTTCTATGCACTCGCTCAAGGAGACCCTACAAGGTTTGAGAAAGTGGCTAGACTCTCCCTACATACAGCTATGATGTACCTAGAGTTCGAGAAAGAGAAGATAGAACTAGAACAACAGATGTTGAAAAAGAAATGACAGGATACTACGACTTACTAGAGAAGCTAAAAACAACGCTCGAGGCTAGCCCGAGCATCACCACTGTAACGACAGGAGACCTGCTCGAGGTGGACCTAGCGAAGCAAACGATATTCCCACTAGCGCACATCGTAGTGCAGAACGTGACCTTTGCCGATCACGTGATGACGTTCAACGTCAGCATCCTGTTTGCAGATGTGGTAGACTACAACAAAGACGATCCAAGAGAAGACATTCCTTTCAGAGGCAATAACAATGAGCAGGACGTTCACAACACGATGCTCCAGGTGGCCAATAAGCTATGGACCGATATGAGCAGAGGAACAATCTTCAGCGACCTGTATCAGATCGAAGGCGCTCCGAGTGCGGAGCCATTCGTAGAGCGATTCGACAATGAGCTAGCAGGATGGGATATGACATTGAACATAAGTATATCAAACAGAGATATCAGTGCCTGCGTTTGATCCTAAACACCTAGAAGAGACCTTCGACAAGTTCGGGAAGTATGTCGTGCAGCAAGCACGAACAAACCTCACGAAGAAGAAGAAGAATGTAAGCAAGAAGCTGTACAACTCAATCGGCTACGCTAGCAAGCCTAGCAAGAGCGGAGTGAGCTTCAGCTTCGAGTTCTTTATGGAGGACTACGGAGAGTTCCAGGACAAAGGTGTGAGTGGGATCAAGAAGAAGTACAACACACCGTATAGCTTCAAGAACAAGAAGCCTCCAATCGGACCACTAGACAAGTGGATTGTGAAGAGAGGATTCAAAAGCATCAGAGACGAGAAAGGAAGGTTCATCAAGAGACGCAGCCTAGCCTTCGCAATACAGAACAAGATCTACAGAGACGGCATCAAGCCGAGTCATTTCTTTAGCCGGGCCTTTGCCCTGGGCTACAAGAGGATGCCTCAAGAGATCAGAAAAGCCTTCAAGCTAGACATTGAAGAATTTATGAAGTACACACTAAAAGATATATTCTAATGCCGATCGTATCACCAACAAGTTTAGTAGGAGCACGAAGCCCAATCTACATTACGGCAAACTACTCAAGCCTCTCATCGTCCCTAACCGATGTGGAGTTCGAGATATTCATCTGGACCGGAGCAAGAAACTCCAAACCAGGATCAGCACAGTACACCTTGTTCCGTGACGTGTTCGCAGGAACCGATGTATCGTTCGACATCGCACCAATGGTAAGAGAATACCTGTCCAACGCATACGAGAACTTCGATGGGGAAGACATTGCCTACGCACCTGATGGTAGCGTAGTATGGGTGCAGATAGACTACGAGGTGAACTATGCAAACAAAGCAGACCCTCCTGTTATTGTAAACGATACAGGAAGCTCGGACATCTTTGAGGCA